ATTACCGTAGAAGACAGCAAAGAAGGTTGGGCTAGGGCATTTGCCTTGTGGCTGTCTTACCTGAGCCTGGGCTTGGTCCCGAAGTACGACCTATCTAAAGTACGTCCGAAGGGTGCCCGTCTGCGTATCTTTGGAGGTAGAGCTTCGGGACCGGAACCCCTGCGGGATTTGTTCGAGTTCACCAAGCATATCTTCCAGAAGGCAGCCGGACGCAAGCTCTACTCCGATGAGTGTTCCGATATTGTGTGTAAAATCGCTGATATAGTAGTTGTGGGTGGTGTACGCCGATCAGCAATTCTCATTCTGAGCAACCCTAGTGACAGGAGGATGGCACAATACAAGGAAGGTGAATTTTGGCTCCGTCACCCGTACCGAGCTTTGGCTAACATTTCAGCGTGTTACACTGACATGCCCGATGCTGCAACCTTCCTGGGCGATTTCCTGAAGATTATCAAGAGCGGGACCGGAGAACGGGGAATCGTAAACCGGGAAGCCCTACGAAACACTTCACCTGAGAGACGGGACCGTTTCCCTGAATTCGGCCTTAATCCTTGTGGTGAAGTGATTCTCCGACCAAAAGAGTTCTGCAACCTGACCGAAGTAGTGGCTCGGCCCTATGACGACGGTAACACCCTTAAAGCCAAGATCAGGGCAGCCGTTCTGCTTGGCTGTTTGCAGGCCACCCTAACCGATTTCCAGTTCATTAGCAAAGACTGGAAGGCTAACTGCGAAGAAGAACGGCTTCTAGGTGTGAGCATAACCGGCATTATGGATACGCCTTTCCTGTATAACTACGCTCCCTTGACGCATTTCCGGCAATACGCTGTGGCCTGTGCTGAAGAATTTGCTGAGAAGCTGGGAATCATTAAGCCTCAGGCTGTCACTTGTGTTAAACCATCTGGTACAGTGAGCCAACTGGTGAACACTGCCAGTGGGATTCACCCTCGATATTCTCCCTATTACCTGCGGAGAGTTCGGGTTGCTACAGTGGACCCCTTGGTTCAGTTCCTTTTGGATATGGGAGTACCGGCTTATCCAGAAGTAGGCCAGACCTGGGAAAACTGTTCTACAGTAGTCTTTGAGTTTCCCATCCAGTCCCCACCTGAATCCATTTGTCGAGACCAGGTTTCAGCCGTTCAACAGCTTCAGCATTGGGCTATCTGGAAAACTGGATGGTGCGAACACAACCCTTCAGTGACCATCTATGTGAAAGACCATGAGTGGCCTGATGTGGCTAGCTGGATTTACAAGCACTGGAATATCCTGGGAGGTATTACGGTACTACCGCACGATGGTGGTATTTATCCGTTGGCACCCTACCAGGAAATCACAGAAGAACAGTACCACGAAGCCGTAGCAGCCTTTCCCAAACTCGATTTCAGCTTGCTCACTGAATACGAGAAAGAAGACCATACAGAAGGCGCAAAGGAGTACGCCTGTATGGGTGGTGCCTGTGAGTTTTAACTAGAATAGCCTAAATTCGCACGACGTTGGCCTAGAACGCATTTTATAGGGGCACCCTATACCTTTCTATAGGGTTGCTCCTTTTTTGCGTTCTAGGGCCATTCTCGGTAGAAGCCTACGGCTTCCTGTGCGAAAAGGAGGGTAAAGGCATGGCTACGCAACCGGACAAGCAAGAGAAGCCTTCGGCTTCCAAAAAGAAACCTTCGGCTTCTTGGAAGCTGTTGATAGACGGTGACTTACTCTTATACCGCTTTGGCTTCAAGCACGAAGACACGTTCGAGTGGCCGGACACGGAAGACTTTGATGAAGCCCAAACGACGGTCACAGATTTAGACTCAGCAATCAACGAGTTAGACAGCTTCATTGAGAACCTGTGTGAGCAGCTTCATGTTAAGCAGTACATACTCTGCTTCACAGGTAGCTCACCATTTCGCTACCAAATACTTCCATCGTATAAACACAACCGAAAAAACGCACCTAAACCTGTCTTGTATTACCAGTTAAAGGAACACCTATTTGAAAACCACCCGGTTAAAGTTAAGGACAACCTAGAAGCAGATGATGTTATGGGAATACTTGCAACTAAGTCTTCTCAATTCTCTTACATTATCTGCTCTATAGATAAAGACCTACGCCAAATACCTGGGTGGTACTTTAACTGGAACAAAGATACTCGCCCCACATTCATTTCAAAAGAACAGGCAGATCGTTGGTTCTACCGTCAGTGCCTAACAGGTGACCCGGTAGATGGATTTAGTGGTTGTCCTGGTATTGGAGCGAAACGTGCCGAGAAAGTCTTAGATGCTGTTTATACGGCTTATAACGGAAACCCACCACTACAGGAGGTTTGGAAAGCGATATGTGAGCAATACAAAGCGAAGGGCTTAACTGAAAGCTATGCTCTCACTCAAGCTAGGATGGCTCGTATTCTTCGGGCTGAAGACTTTGATGTGTCCACCAACCAGCCCATTCTTTGGGTTCCAACTAGAAGGGGGGAAGATGCTTCTGACACCTGAAGAATTTCAAAAAATCATTACTACCGCTACTCAACGTACTGGTTTTCCGTTCCCGGATATTCTCTATGGCGTGGCTTCTGTAGAGAGTAACTTCAACCCTTTGGCTGTTCGCTACGAAAAGCACTACAAGTGGCTCTACTTTCCCGAAGATGTACGCCCTCTTGGATGCTCACGAGAAACTGAAGTGTCTTTGCAAAAGCACTCATGGGGAATGTTCCAGATGATGGGGGCCGTCTTCCGGGAGTTGGGCCTGAAAGGCTGGCTGACGTGTGTGGTAGCCGACCCTCAACTACAGGCTGATTTTGCTGCCAGGTATCTAAATAAGCTCTACAAGAGATACGGCAGCATAGAAGACGCTGTAGCTGCCTACAATGCCGGAAGTCCCAGGCGTAGGAAATCTGGCGTCTATGTGAACCAGGGCTATGTGGATAGAGTGCTTCAGGCTTCTGCGGAATATGCAGATTTTTTGGCCGAGTATTTTTAGACCCACCACTAAAGGAAACTGCATCCCTTCTCCCCTCCCCACCTTTTGACCATACACGGGGAGGGGGGACTATAGGGGGGGAGGGGTTAGTAAACTAAAGAGTAAGCTAATTGGTTTACTTAGTTAGCTTAACTCTAGTGTTAACATAGAGTACAGGTGTTAGTAAAACTCTCTAGTAATTAGAGAGTAAACAGACTAGATAAGCAAAGAGTAGAAGACTAGCTTACTCTTTTCTTTTACTTCTGGTTTAACCAGAGCATAAGCTAATTCTTTACCTTCTTCTTTGTTATTAGAATAATAAAAACAACAAGCAACGTTTACTACTTGGCTGGTATCAAAAACCAGTTAAGACCTGTATGGTCTTCACATAGTGCAGGTAGAAACTTTGGACACTACCTGTAACTAAAACTTGCTTCCTGGAGGAATACCAGTGTCTCACGAAAACTTCCCTGTATTCGCTAAAGACCTGATTGAATGGTTAGATCAAGCCTTTCCCCATAAGTGTCCTTCCCCGGAACAGTCAGAACGGGAAATCTGGATGTATGCTGGAAAGCGTGAATTGGTGGATTTGCTTATTACCAAACAAAAGCTCAGTGAACAGAAGGAGGACAGCGACAATGTGTGGGAACCCGTTTAAGTCACCCAAAGTTCCTGAAGTAAAGATTCCCGAAACGCCGGTTGTGGTACCGAAGAAAGAGGAACCGGAATCGCCTATGCAATTCAATCCTGAAATCCGTAAACGTAAGAAAGCCATGGCTGGAACCCGTAGCTTTCAGATTCCCCTTGGTGGTGTAGAATCTTCTAGCAGTGGGCTGAACGTGCCTAAGTAAAGGAGCGCTTATGAAACAAGTGGAGCCGATTGAATCCAGGTGGAACCGACTCCACGGCCTACGCCAAGCCCACCTAGACAGATGCAGGCTATGTTCTAAGCTAACTGTTCCGCACCTGTTGCCTCCTGAGAATACCACGATCAATGACCAGCTACCGACCCCGTATCAGTCCTTGGGAGCGGATGCGGTCAATAGCTTGGCTTCTAAGCTGTGGCTTACCTTGCTACCGCCTAATTCTCGATTCTTCAGGCTTACCCTGGACACGGCGGTAGAACAAGATTTGGAAGCCCTCAACAACGGCCAGGCTGTACGCTCTCAGATCGAAAAGGTACTAGCTCGTATCGAAGACGAAATCCTTAAATGGATCGAATCGGCTAAGCTGCGGTCCCCGGCTTTCAAGGCGATTCAGCATTTGATTACCGTGGGGAACGTGCTGTGCTACATTCCCGATGCTGTTGACTACCATGGGTGGTCCCAAGAAGGAAACGGTCTGAAAGTGTTTCGTTTGGACCAGTACGTGGTAGTCCGTGACCCGATGGGGAACCTGCTGGAATTGATCGTCCGAGAAGAAGTTTCCCCGGAAGCCCTGCCTGAAGAAGTGGTTGCCAAACTAGACGGCAGCAAAGACTACCGCCCTGAAGACCGTCTCCCCTTGTTTACCAGGGTGTACCGAGACGGGGACGTGTTCCGGGTACACCAAGCCATAAAGAACACGGAGATTCCCGAGACTGAAGGGCAGTACAAGCTCAATAGCTTGCCGTGGCTGCCTCTTAGGTGGTCCCATGACGGCGACTATGGCAGAGGCCGTGTAGAGGAATACCTGGGAGACTTCCTGAGCTTGGAGGCGCTTTCGCAAGCCATTGTGGAAGGTTCGGCTGCTGCGGCTCGTCTACTGTTCCTTGTGAATCCAAATGGCATTACCCGTGTAAGGGATTTGCGGAAGGCTCGGAACGGTGATTTCGTACCTGGCTTGCCTCAAGATATTGCCCCGCTTCAGCTTCAAAAATCCGCTGATTTCCGGGTAGCCCAAATGGAAATTGAGAAGCTGGAAGCTCGAATCAAGCGGGCATTTTTGATGCACGAAGCCATTCAGCGAGATGCAGAGCGAGTCACTGCGCTGGAAATCAAGTACATGGCGCAAGCTCTTGAAGACGCCCTGGGCGGCGTGTATTCGCTGCTGTCTCAGGAGCTTCAGTTCCCGCTGGTGAAGCTGGTGATGGACCGGCTCATTGCTGCGGGTGTTATCCCGGACCTTCCTAAAGAAGCCTTGAAGCCTGTTATCACAACCGGGCTGGATGCTCTAGGCCGTACCCATGAACAAAACAAACTAAATGCTTTTCTGGAAACCTGTGCTGCCTACCTTGGTCCTACCTTCATTGAGTATGTGGAGCCTAGTGAATTGATTCGCCGTGTAGCGACCAACGTGGGGGTAGATACTGAAGGACTCATTCGGTCCCCCGAAGAAGTGGCGCAAATACGGCAACAGCAAATGGCGGCAGCCTTGGTGCAGCAGGCAGGCCCAGGTGTAGCGCAAGAAGTGACAAAAGGAGTAGTAAATGCCTCGCAAAAAGAAAACGAATGAAGAAGCGGCGAAGACGGCTGAAACTTCTCCCCGATTTGAAGAAGACAAAACCGTGACCCCTAACACTCCCAACGCTGCTTTTAGCGAGAAACCCAAACGAATCATTCAGATTA